ACTGCCGGTAGGTACTTGTCAAACGCAGATTGTAGTCTGCTAGTTTGTACAGATTCCAGTAAGTCTTTCATTATTGATTTCTGTTCCGCATTTAGTGGATCAGTTAATTCGTTAACAATTTCTTGACGTTTTATTGACTCGTTGATGCGTTTGATTTTTACATCTTGTGCTTCAGCTAGTTCAATTGCTTTCTTTGCTGCCTCACGAGCTTCATTAACTTGTTTTGTCTTCATATCAACAACTTTTAATAGTTTTTGTGTTTCAGACTTTTCATTTAACAAGCTATGAGTGTACTCATTTGAAAATGCTTCGAAAATTTTGCGACCAAAGTCGTTTTGTCTTGCTGTGTCGATATCTTCTTTAAGTTGAGAAATTTCTTTTTTAAGTCCTTTTCCAACCATTTCTGATACCATTTCAGCAGATTTAGAAATAAAGTCTTTTTTGACTTTTTCAATGTGTGACTTGCCTTCACGTACAAGACGTACTTTTGTTTCGGCAAGATCTTTTTTGTCTTCGTAAAACTCTGCAAGTTCTTTCGCAAGTGATTCTACTACAAATTGTTCCATAGCTACAAACTTATCAGCCATTGCTTTTTGATCTGAGTGTAATTCTGTAACTTCTTTTTTCAAAGATTCCATTACAAAATCTTTTAGAAGATTAGCATTTTGACGCTGTGCAACAGCAAATTTTGCTTTTGCTTCAGCTAATTGCTTACGATCTTCTTGGAATTCTGCGATTTCCTCTGCTAGTTTTTCAGTAACTAATGCATCAACAGCTTCCACCATAGTTGATTTGTCATGCTCATACTTTTTAGCAAATTCTTCACGTAGTTCAGCTGTTACAGCAAGTTTATTTTCTTTAATTCTTGCTTCCCAAGCTTCTTGTATTTCAGAACGTACTTCTTCTGAAATTGCAGTGTTTTCAAAGAGTGATTTCAGTGCATCGATCATGTTTTTCTCCTAATTCACTGGAGCCTGCTTATTATGTCTAATAAGCTCTCTTTGAGATATTTTTGTGCCTTTTTATCGCCTTGAATTTCCCTTGATGTTTGGAACGCCCTATAACCACCCTTGGTATTCATAAGATGTTCGTAAATTGGTGTAGGATATGCACCAGGGGCGCTAGGCTGAGCCACAACGTCCACGGTGATTATTTCAAAATCACTAACCTCTCCTGATCCGTCTTCCATAACATTACCGCTACCTCTAGATGAGACACCTAGTTTAACACCGCTTTCAAGCATTGTTTTAACTAGTTGTCCCATTGGAGTTGGTAAAATTTTAAGTTTTCCGTAACCATTTGGACCATCCATCCACATTTCTGTAATCATATGGCTTACACGGTCTAAGTTAATGTTAAGTCCTTCAGGATGATCTACTTCACCTAACACTGAGTAGCCACCACTAATTTGTTCGTTGAGTGTGGTGACAGCCCTGCCAATCTCGTTAACGGGATAAACACGCTGATTTGCGTTGCGTACTCCGCCTTGAATGCAAATACCTTTCATGTAAAGGTCTTTACCATCGTTAGCAGACTCAACAACAATCCTAGCCTGGTCGAAACTCAAATGTTCATTTAGTAAATTCATCAGTCAGTCCTTAATCAGTTTAGCTGCCAATAGTTGATTTTTTATTAGCTGCATCGCCGGCTGCTTTAGCTGCTGGTGCTGATTTAATGTCAGCTGCTTTACCACCTGGAACGTTCACGTTACCCATGTCGTCCTCTTTTGGTGCTGCTGCTTTGCCGCCTGCTTCATCTTTTGATCCTGCTGCGATATTTGCTGATGTACCACCCATATCATTTTTACTTGCTACAGCTGATTTTGTACCGTTAGTACCTGTATCGCCCATTTTTGGTGACACTGTGTCAACATATTCACGCATTACTTCGCCTGCTGATTTTGGTGCTTTTGACTCTTCTACTTCGTCATCAGTTGCTTCTTCAACTTCTTCGTCTTCAAAAGCAATTGCTTCTTCTTCAGCTTCTTCGTCGTCGTCACCTTCTTCTGAATCCATGTCCATTGGCATTTCATCATCTGCAGGTGCTTCGTCGTCGCCATCTGCCATCATTGCATCAAATTCTGCTTTTAGTTCGTCTAGCATGTCTTCAATGTCTGTTAAACGATCTTCTACATCGCCTTCACCTTCGTCGTCCATGCCCATTTCTGGCTCGTCGCCCATTTCTGGCTCATCGCCCATGTCTGGCATTTCAATGTCACCCATCATGTCATCAACTGGGTCTGCTTCTGCTACGTCACCATCAAAGAAGCTTTCGTCTACTTCTTCGTCTGCTTCGTCTAATTCTTCTTCTGATTCGTCAACTTCTTCATCGGTTGCTTCGTCTAGGTCTTCGTCATCTGACTCATCTAGATCTTCATCAGTTGCTTCATCTACTTCTTCGTCAGTTGTTTCTTCAACTTCTTCATCTTCAAGTAGTGATTCATAAATGTCACGTGATTTTTCTACCACGATTTCGTGAAAAAGCTCTTCCGCACCTGCTTTGTCTTCATTGACAAGGCGCTCAAGCATTTCTTCAAACTTATTGCGTTCAG